GATAGGCAGTTGCGGTGATCTCGAACTCCGGGAAGTCGTCGTTGGTCTCGGATTGACGGGCGGAAACGATTTTCAGGGTTCCGGCGGTAAACGCGCCCGAGGTAACTGCGCTCAATTCAGCATCTCCGCGTCCTCGAATTGAAACGGAGCGGGTTACCAACGGTTTGGGAACGGCAACGACCGTTACGCCTGCTTCATCGCGAATCGTCGCGACCTCGATTGATTCTTCGCGAGAAGCTTCCTGAACGTAACCGCCGTCCGGCGTGGTCAGGCCAAAATTTGTATCGACTCCCAAGTGTGCAGCCATTTACTGAAGAAGGTTGTCAACGATCAGATCGCCAGGATCTCCGGCCAGGCGGCGGCCACGTCGAGGTCGAGTGACTCGGCGACCAGTCCGACCAATGGATGCTCGAACGGAAATTCGGGCGCGTGCTGCCAGCGGAGAATAGCCTCGTCCTGTTCTGGTCCGGCCTCAATCGCCTGCCGAATCGTCGCCTCAATATCGGCCGAGGAAAGGCCCTGACGGATCAGCCAGACTTTGACCTTCCAGCTAGGCGCAGGCTCGAAAACGGTCGGTCGAACCCACCGAGGAATGCCCGCCAAAATAGCATCCTCCTCCAGCATCTGGGTGCCGTTTTCGGGCGGCGTCCAGTCGTCGCCTGCTAGGCTTACGTTAACGATTTGGCCGTCAGTAATGTGTGCGACTCGTTTCATAGATAGGTTATGATTAGCACGTAACCCGGCGCACCATTCCCGCCCGCGCCCGAATCCGTCGCGTCGTTTTCTCCGGCTCCTCCGCCGCCTCCGCCTGCTCCAAATCCGCCTCCGGCTCCGCCAGCGCCTGCGGCTCCGCCTCCTGTCCGCTTTCCGCCACCGCCTCCGCCTCCGGTCCCGACTCCCTTGCCCGGGTTGCCGGTCCCTCCCGCGCCGCCAGACGTGCCAGCGGACCCGCCGGAAACTTGACCAATCACCGAGTTCCCGAGTTGGCCTCCAGCTCCTCCATTGCTCGCGGAATTCCCTGAGGTTATACCTCCGCCAGCGCCGCCGCCTGTCGGGATCTGGAGGCCAGTCGCAACTGCCGCCGAGCCTGTTCCGCCGGTTGCAGAGGCCGCGCCTCCGCTGTTACCGGATGCAGTTATCAAACTAATGCTGTGGCCGCTCGACGTTCCGGCTCCTGCGCTCCCAGTCGTGGCCGTCCCGCCGCCGCCTCCGTTGCCGCCAGACGCCAAGAAGTTGCTAAACGACGTATCTCCGCCAGGATTTCCGGCGGCTCCGTCAGTTGTGTTTGCCGTGCGCGACGCGCCGCCAGTCCCGCCCGCTCCGACGACGACAGAAACCGTAGACCCTAGGTCAGTCGTCAGGAGCCAGCCCTCGACGACGCATCCTCCAGCTCCGGCTCCTCCGCCGCACCTCACCGCGCCAGCCGCACCTTTTCGGCCAGATCCGCCGCCGCCGCCGCCCGCAACAAGCCGAACGAAAACGCGCTTCGCGACACTGGGCGACGGATTCGTCCAAGTGTCGTCGGCTGTATAGAGCTTGGTCTCCGTGTTGGCTTTTAGGGCAAAGCCGGTCCCGGTCCAAACATGGGCGAGGTCAGGCATTAGGCAATGACCGGCGGATTAGTGTCAGGCTGGTAAAGTAGCTTGGTCGCGCTGACCGCCTGACCAACGAACTGGATCAAGTTTCCGGTCGTCGTTGGAACGGAGGCTTCGATGGTCAGTCCTCCGGCAGTCGCGGAGAGGTAGTAGCGGCCTCCGACCGTAAGCGAGGTTAATCCGGTTATTGCGCCGTCATGGAAAACTTCAGCGTTCGCGGGAGAGGTCACGCCAGCAAGAACGTAACCGTCAGCCCGTTTGGCCGAGGAGGTCGCGTCAGCTTTTCGGACCTTCAAGGTTCCAGAATCCGACCAAACATTCACGAGGTCGCCCGCTGCGAGATTTTCGCTTGCCGGCAGGGTCGTTGAATCGGCCTCCTGATTGGGCAACATCGACGAATCGATTTCGCCGGAGCTATTAAGGGCAACAGGTTTCCCGGCGTCTGCGGCTCCGGCTGAGGTCTGCAAGAACGATTTGAGCTTCTGCCCTCCGTCCCAGGTTTGATATTTTTCGACTGGCATTGTGTTAATTTAGGTTGCTGAAATCGGGCTGTCAATTTCGACAAGAATCACGTCCGTCGATATCGACCTGCCGAGGAACTGAATGATGCCCGATGAAGTGCTAGGGTTGAGCGTCGGCTGACCGTTCGCGCCAAGATAATAGTCCCGATCAGCGGTCAATCCGGCCAAGCCGTCGAGCCTTCCTTGACGGTAGACTTTGACGCTATCGCCTGACACAACGGCCTGCTTGATGAAACCCATTGCAGGCAGGCTGGTAGATGCGTTGGCGTATGACGCGCTCGATCCTGACAGGTAAACAAATCGACCGCCCGACAAGTTCGCGCCGGCGTCAAAATAGTCATCGGTTGCAGGCTCCGGCCAAGGCTCGGCCTCAACTTCCGTTTCGAGCCCGCAGATCAGCCGGATTGTGTGGGTCCATGAATCGTCAGTTTGGCTCTCGGCGGAGTCTTGAATAGCGATGCCGCGAAAGGCTGCGATTGGTGCAAGGGCAGTAGCCAGGTCTCCGAAATTCTGCGCCTGGATCGGCTGAAGAACCTCTGCCGCGACGTTTCGGTAGGCGCTCAATGAGGCATGAAATGCAGGGCCTCCGATTAGGATCTCAACCGTTGCTTTATGAAGTTGGTAAAGAAGAAATTCGACTTGCGGAACAGTAACGACGATGGCCAGATCCGTAACATCCATCTCAGTCGCAGACGATCCAGTATAGACCGGAGCCGAATTGACCAAGCCCGAAATCCATGTTGCGAATGCTGACTCGATCTGCGAGTTCATTTTCTAGCAACGTGCAAAACGAGCATTGGGCTGGATGGTGAATCGGTCACTCCGCGAACGACGTAGACGGCTCCGGCGATCGTCACCTGGTCTTTCGCTTGCGGAGCAGATCCTTCCGGCAGATCCGTTTTCCTGATCTTGATTGAATAATCCGCTTCAGCCGAAAACCCGCCAGTCGTCAGGTCGAGATCTACCCGAGGCTCGGTCAGGATAGCGTCGTAGTCGTCGCCGTCCCATTGAATCTGGGTTCCGACGTCGGCCAGAATTTCGGCCATGTCTGATTCGATTTCGGAGTATCGGCTCATGAAAAAAAGGGCGGACCAGAGTAGAAGTCTGGCCCGCCCAATTCGCGTGACTACGGACCAAAACGAATCAGAAAATCAGGCCGATAGTGTAGGACACCGCCGTATTCGTTCCGCCTGCGCTCTCAACGGCGGCAGCGGCCCGAATGTAGCGGCGAGTCACTCCCGGGAGTCGAACGATGCGCTCGGCGGCAGCTCCGCCAGATGCTGTTCCGGTGACCACCAAAGTCGCGAGCGGAGCGATGGCCGCGAACGAGCTATTGTCAGCCGAGTCCTCGAACGTAAAGGTGATTTTTTTCGTATCAGCCAGGTTAGGCGTCGCAGGGACGCTCAAGCTGACCTCGAACGGAGACTCGTCCTGACTCGTCGCGGTCAGGTCGATGGAGGCGGTTGCGTTGCTCGCGTTGGCGGCGGGCAGCGCAGAGGATTTGATTAGCAGTGCGTCTTGAAGGTTGCGAGACATGATGAGAAATAGTTAGGATTCGCTGGAGGTGATCGAGGCCGTCCGAATGATCGGGATGCCCTCCCATTCGGTTGGGAGAGGAGCCGGAAGGCCCGCTGCGTTCGTGGCAGTGCGACCCGAGCGAAGTTGCTCGCGGGAGCGCCCGTTCATGAAGATGTGGGTCGGTTCGAATCCGAACTCGGTGAACTTCTCGTAGGCCGAATACAACAGTGCGTCGGTCAGCTTCTTGGTCGTGGACTCGATATTTTTGATCCGAACAGCCGCGTGGCGGTTGGCCAAACGAAGTCCGACCCGTCCGGTCAGCCAGTTGGTCCAGGCTTGGTAAGGGTTGCCGGAACCATCGGTAACCGTTTCTTGCTCCCACTGATCGTTGAGGCGCAAGGTTTGGTCGTTCCCGAAAAGAACCTCCAAGGTCTCGACTCCCAACCGAACCATCCAAACGGACGTCTTGTTGGTCGATCCAGCGGCATCAACTTCGTGAGCCGAGTCAGCAGAATATTGAGCGAGGAGGCCCGGGAAGCCCTTGGCGTCGTTTCCAGTTCCATAATAGATCTGGGATCCGATGTAGCGCATCGCAGCCTCAACGGCACCGGTGGCGTGATTGCTGAGCCAGCGACCCGGGTCCTTTGCTCCGGCCAGAACTTGCTTATCGACCGCGATCTGATGGTCGAGGATGTGCGTTTGGAACACTTTCGTGTCGTAGGTGCTTTTCGAGCGGGCCACGCCCTCATTCGCGTCCCGGAAGGCCACACTTGGGAGGCCAGTGCGAACGGTCAGTTCCATAGTGCTGCCCGTAATAGTGGCAGCTGGGAAGATGCTCATTTCCGGTGCGGATTTGAGGCTATCTTCGATGATCGGATAGAGGATCCCGGCATCAGTCCGGGCGAGGTCAAGCAGAGTCGGGTAGGACATTGTAGTGTGTCAGAAAATTGTTAGCGTTTGGCGAATTGACGGTTCCAGATCTCGGCGGCGCTCAGAGCCTTCTGAGGTTGATCATCGCCCACTGGAGAAACTGCGAGAGGAGCGGCACCGGAGTCGGCGGCGATCTGGGCGGCCCGGGCAGCGATGCGGGCATCAATCTCCTCCGCCTTAACCTTCAGTTGCTCGTTTTCGATGGCAAGCTGCTCGGTCAGCTCGGTCAGCGCGGTCACGTCCTCGGCCAGCTTCACGATGCGTTCTTCGTAGGTGTTTCGGGCGGTATCGAGCGACGCTTGGAAATCGACAAGCGCGGACTGGCTCGCTTCCAGTTGTTGGAGCCGCTCAATCGCAGCCTGTAGAGTTTCTTCAGTGCTATCCATGGTCTGGTATTTTCCGCTGCCGATTTTGTCAACCTTCATGGCCATCGCGGCTCCGGTCATAGCCTTGAGCTTCCGCCTGACCGCTTCCTTGTTTTTTTCGACTCGGCTCAGGTTTCTTGCGCTCGCCTGCCTGGCTGAAAACATCTGGCCTTGCATCGAGTCCTCGGAAATTTTCCGACCCTTCGCCAAAACGGCAGATTTGAAATCGCCGAAAAGTTCTTCCACGTCGGCCTGGATCGATGCCCGCTGCTCATCGGTCAGGGAAACTCCGGGCATTCCGGCGGCTTTGTATTTACCGCTCGCGAAAACCTCCATTTTGAGGCCATCTTTTTCCATCGCTTTGCTGCGATCCAGAAAGGGAACGACAACTCCGATGGATCCCACCCGAGCAGATGGAGATGCGAAAATGCCGTCGGCCTGGCTGGCAACCCAATACGCTGCCGAGGCCATCCGACCTCCCGTCCAAGCGTAGATGGGTTTTTTCTTCGAAGCTTCCGCGACCGCTTCGGCCAGCTCAGGCACTCCGGCCACCGACCCGCCCGGAGAGTCAATGT